CGCCCAGCTCCTGAGAGCGTGGGTAACAGCAATGGCGGCGATTGCAATCTACTGCCCGATGTCGGCTTTAGCTTATGCCGAGCGTGGCTACAAGGCTATCGGCGGTGAAATGCTCCCCGTTGCAATAGTCGCTGTTGCGGTCTGGTACGGGCTGGGATGGCTGATGAAGGTATGGTATAGGGATATGATCGGGGGTGGACGCAATGACAGACCTTGAAAGGCTCGCCAAAGAAGCCACCGATCACGGCATGAGCTACGGCGAGTATGTTGCCTGGAAGACGAGAGCCACAATTGAGCAACAGCAAAACTACCGCCGGGCAAGGCAGGTGGCGGAGATCAAGAAGAAAAGAGGGAAGAAATGAGCGAAGTTTTTCATAGCAAAGTTTACACAGACAGACCCGCATACGCAGATTTTGATGCGCCTGCAAAATTCGAGGCAATAAAAGCAATCATTGCAAAGAGGCTTATAGAACACCCGAACGCAATTTGTTCGTATTCGGGAGGAAGTGACAGCGACATATTGATGCATCTGATAGAGAGCGTAAGAGGGCTTTACTCGTTACCTCCTGTCAAATACGCATTCTTCAACACAGGGCTTGAAATGAAAGCTATCAAGGAACACGTTGCCGCAATGCGTGAAAAGTACAATGTCGAAATCACCGAGTACCGTCCGAAGAAAAATATCGTACTTGCAACGAGAGAATACGGTGTGCCGTTTGTTAGCAAAATTATGTCGGCAGGGCTTGAGGGCGTGCAGAAGAAGAATATTCCTCTTAGCATAGCCGATGAGTACGCTAATGCTGAGAATAAGATAGCCAAGAGAGCTGAATTAAAGGCTCGTTATCCTGGCTGTGAAACGACAATTAACTTTCTTTGTTGCTGTAACAGCAAAGGCGAGGAACGCCCGAACATTCAGCTCGTCATCAATTCCTCAAAATATATGCTCGACTTCATTAAAGAAAATCCGATACCGTTTAAAGTTAGCAATAGATGCTGTGACTACTGCAAAAAGCAAGTTGCTCACAGCGTTCAAAAGAATTTTAGCATGATAATCACAGGCGAAAGGCGTGACGAGGGTGGGATGCGTTCTATACCTCGCTCAGATAACACGTCGCTGTGCTTTACAGAAACCGCAAGTGGTCAGTATCGTTTAAGACCGTTGTACTATGTTTCTGATGCAGACAAGGCTTGGTATAAGGAGTATCACGGAATCAGATATTCCGATGCCTATGAGGTTTACGGACTCGCAAGGACGGGCTGTTGTGGCTGTTCAATTTCGTCTAAGGCTGTTGAAGATTTGGAAAAAATTCGACCTTATGAGCCGAATCTCGTTAAGGCGGCGTGGACAGTGTTCGGCAAGAGTTATTTATATCGTCAGAAATACAACGAATACAAAGCAAAACGAAGAGAAGAAGAAAAGAAGCAAAAATTCTTTATTGAACAGCTTAGTCTATCAGAAGCGACAACAGAGTAAAAAAAAAGAGCTCCCCGAAGGGAGCAAAACAAATATTTAATTCGCATTAAGTATAGCACGACAGCTATAATTTGTCAACTAATCAAACAAAAAGGCGCACAGCGTCTTAAATAAACAGGAGGATTTCAAAATGACAGAATTTAAGATCACAGTCGAGGCAACAGCCCTCGCTAACGCAATCGAGAACCTTGCCAGAGCAATATCGGCAAACGGAATGGGTAACACCATCGCTGCGGTTACGGCATCCGTTCCTAAAGTTGCTACGACTCCGGTGTCCACATCTGCACCTGCACAGCAGTTTGTTTCTGCTCCGACTGTTCCGACAGCAACAGCGCCCATAGTGCCGGTAGCCGCACAGGTACCGGTTTCTGTGTCGGCCCCCGTGACCGCTCCGGTTCAGCAGTCCGCAAATGCCGCATTGACACCGATTCCCACTGCCGCGCCTACCTATACACTTGATATGCTTGCGGCGGCGGGCTCAGCGTTAATAGATGCAGGTAAGATGAATGATTTGCTGGGCATCCTCAGTCGCTATGGTGTTAATGCGCTAACGGAGTTACAGCCTGCCGTTTATGGAGCGGTAGCCGCAGAACTCAGAAATCTCGGCGCAAATATATAAGGAGGTAGCAATATGCGTAATAAAATCCAGATTAGAATTCCCCGTTCAGCAGAAGGTCGCGTGATCAGAATATCTCCTGCGGCGGAAGCCGTTCTCGCAGAATTACAGCGCACTACGAGATTGCCAATATCTCAGATTGCGTCACAGATGATAATACAGGGTGCAGATTTTGTTGAAATAATCGAGGAGGATGACAATGCCAACACCTGAAAAACACGCACTGCTTTCTGCGTCAGCGTCATCAAGGTGGCTTAATTGTACTGCCGCACCGAGATTTGAAGAACAGTTTCCCGAAACCACATCACAGTATGCAGAAGAAGGAAGAATAGCTCACGCAATGTGCGAATTAAAGGTGCTTAAAACCTTTACAGCCGGAATTAAGCCCAGAAGCTATACCGCACGAATAAACAAAATAAAGGAGATGCCCGGTTACAGTCCTGAGATGGACAGAACCTCAGACCTTTATATCGAGCACCTCAGTCAGTTAGCACTTTCGTATAAGGCAAAACCCAACATATCCCCGGAAGTGCAGGTTGATCTTACAGGCTACATACCCGGCGGCTTCGGCACTTGCGACTGCATTATGATAGGCGGTGATACACTTAGCATAGTGGATTACAAGCACGGTAAAGGCGTACCAGTATCGGCGGAGGGAAACACGCAGATGCGGTTGTATGCTCTCGGTGCTCTCAAGCGTTATTCACCTGTTTACGGGAACAGCATAAAGAGCATAAGAATGACGATTGATCAGCCTCGTATCAGTGATGAAGTCAGTACCGAAACAATATCTGTAGAGGAACTGCTCGCTTGGGGTGAAAGCATAAAGCCGATAGCACAGGCGGCTTATACCGGTCCCGGCGAGTTTGTGCCGGGTGAGCATTGCAGATTTTGCAGAGGAAAGGAACACTGTCGTGCCAGAGCCGAACAGTATACAGCCCTTGAAGAATTTAAGGATTGCGTACTACCCGGTACTTCCGGTGATCAGGACAAGCGTATTCTTTCTGACAGCGAAATAGGTGACCTGCTTACAAAAGGTGCTGAACTCGTGAAATGGTATAAGGATCTCGAGGAATATGCACTCGGTGCAATCCTTAAAGGCGTTAACATACCCGGTTGGAAAGCAGTCCAGGGGCGCAGTAACAGAACCTTTTCCGATCAGGATAAAGCTATTGAAGCAGTTATCAAAGCAGGTTATGATGAAGCCCTGGTGTATGAAAGAAAACCCAAAACTCTTACCGAGCTTGAAAAGCTTATGGGTAAAGCTGATTTTACCGAAAAGGTCGGCGCTTATGTTATCAAGCCGCCCGGCAAACCTACTCTTGCGCCCTTATCGGATAAAAGAGAGACGTACAGTCCTGCGGCCGCCGATTTTGCGGAGGTGGGCAAGTGAACGAACAGCATCTTGTAACTATATCGTTTCCGGAAGGTTATTTTAAGATTCTTTATGAGGACTATCTTAAACAGCGGCCGTTGCCGGTTATAAAAAAGCTGATGCGGATCGCCTATGATAACTTTTCGCTGAATTCGCACGATATACGCAAAATATGGCATTACGTATTATCGGAGCAGGACGCTAAAAGGCAGAAATGGCACGAAGAAAGCAAAACATACAGGGAAGAATATGTTGCTTTGCAGTTCCTGTTTGATTTAACCGAAAAGGAAATCAAAGAAATCAAGGCTAAAAATAAAAAATTGCTCTCGAACGTGATTAAAGCAAAGCGTGATTTCGAGCGTTGGTGCAAGATTGTTGCACTAATGGAAGAATTAAACGTCAAAATGGGCATTGCCCTTTAAGAAAGGAAAATATTATGTACCAGAACATAGCAACCAAAGTTTTAACCGGAGAAGTAAGGCTGTCTTACACGAATCTCACAGCCCCTGTTCCCTCGAAAAGTGATCCTAACGGCAAACCTAAATATTCGGTTACCATACTCATCCCCAAGTCAGACACCGCTACTAAAGCGGACCTTGACGCCAGCTTTATGGCGGCGTATAACGAGGGCGTAACTACAAAATGGGGCGGAGCAAGACCGCAAGCTCAGTCGGTAATCCATGACGGCGACGGTCTCAGACAGAGCGGTACCCCTTATGGGGAGGAATGCAAAGGACATTGGGTGCTTACCGCAAGCAGTATAAACAAGCCTCAGGTTGTCGGTATAGATAATATCAACTGTGAATTGGCTCCGTCTGATATCTACAGCGGAATGTACGGAAGGGTCACAATTAACTTCTACCCCTATAATGCCGGCGTTAATAAAGGTGTCGGTTGTGGGCTCGGAAACGTACTTAAAACCCGTGACGGTGAAGTGCTTTCGGGCGGTGCTACAGCGGCAAGCGACTTCAATGGTTTAGGACAAAGTGTACAGGTATACCCGCAGACCGCTCCTATTCAGGGTACGCCTGTGTATCAGCAGCCTGTAGCGCCTGTTCAGCCGACGGGTGTCAATCCTATAACAGGGCTTCCTTTCTGATAAAGGAGGCCAAATGCACCACTTAAATATTGACCTTGAAACATTTTCAAGCGAACCTATCGGAGAAACGGGGGCTTTTAAATACATAGAAAGCCCTGACTTTGAAATCCTGTTATTCGCATACTCTTTAAATGGTGCGCCTGTTACGGTAATAGATCTTGCGCAGGGAGAGACAATACCGCCCGAGATAACAGCGGCGGTTTTCTCTCCCGATTGCATAAAACACGCATATAATGCCGCTTTTGAGTGGGGGTGCCTATCAAAGTATTTCGGTAAGGCACTTCCGCTTGAGCAGTGGCGGTGCACAATGTTGCACGGATTGTATGCCGGTTATACAAAAGGTCTTGATGCAACCGGCAGAGCTTTAGGGCTTCCTGAAGACAGGCGCAAACTTAACACCGGAAAGGCCCTTATCAGATATTTTTGTTGCCCGTGTAAAGCAACAAAGGCAAACGGTATGCGCACAAGAAATATGCCGTCACACGACCTTGAAAAATGGAAGCTGTTTAAAGAATATAACCGCAGAGATGTAGAAGCCGAAATAGAAATAGAACGCAGATTATCAGCCGTCATGGTCCCTGACTTCGTTCAGAGAGAATGGGAAACTGATCTCGAGATAAACCACCGAGGAGTTGCGGTAGACATGGATTTTGTAAACGGTGCGCTTGAAATAGGAAGCACCACACGAAATGCGCTGATAGAAGAAGCCGTGAAGATAACTGGCCTTGATAATCCGAACAGCGTTGCACAGTTGCAAGGGTGGCTGGAAAACGAAACAGGTGAAGAAATAGAATCTTTACGCAAGGACACCGTAGCAAAAATGCTGACGGCGAATGATAACAGTGCCGAAGTACAGCGTATGCTCGAAATACGTCAGGAACTCGGCAAGACAAGCACTAAAAAATACAACGCTATAGAAAAAGCGGTTTGTCGTGATAACAGAGTACGAGGGCTTTTGCAATTCTACGGAGCGAACAGAACAGGAAGGTGGGCGGGTCGTCTTGTACAGGTGCAGAACCTGCCGAGAACTTATATTGAGCCTTTGCCGTTTGCAAGAACTCTTGTTAAAGACAGAAAAGCAGACGCTCTCAGATTTGTTTACGGAAGTGTTCCGGACACGCTTTCACAACTCATACGGACCGCTTTTGTTGCCGCAGAGGGTAATGTTCTTATAGATGCTGATTTCTCGGCCATTGAAGCCCGTGTTATATCATGGCTCGCCGGCGAAGAATGGCGGCTTGAGGTATTCCGCACTCACGGAAAAATCTATGAAGCGTCTGCTTCACAGATGTTCGGCGTTCCGATTGAGCTTATAAAAAAGGGCAATCCGGAATATGCTTTGCGTCAGAAAGGCAAGGTAGCGGAGCTTGCTCTCGGCTATCAGGGCGGTACTTCTGCACTTATTACTATGGGCGCACTTAATATGGGTATACCTGAAAGTGACCTGCCCGATATAGTGCATCGGTGGCGAGATGCCAACAGACGTATAAGAGACTTATGGTATGCCGTGGATAATGCAGCGGTTCAGGCGGTCACGAACGGCGGAGCTGTCGGTGTGCGTAACATTATAGTTTCCAAAGAATACAACGCCGCCTTGAATACAGACAGTCTGACAATTACTCTACCGAGCGGCAGAAAGCTCTATTATATATCTCCTCAGATCTATGAGAATCAGTGGGGATCGCCGTCGATTGCTTATATGGGTATGGATCAGAAAACAAAAAAGTGGAAACGGCTCGAAACATACGGCGGAAAGCTCGTTGAGAATTGTGTTCAGGCTATAGCACGAGATTGTCTCGCCGGAGCAATAACACGCCTGGAAGAAGCCGGACTTCCTGTTGTGTTTCACATTCATGACGAAGTAGTAATCGATTGTCGTAAAGATACGGCAAGCCTTGAAGATGTTATAAGAATAATGACCGAACCTATACCGTGGGCACCGGGATTACCTCTTGGCGCTGACGGTTGGGTCGGCGACTTCTTCAGAAAGGATTAAGAGAACAGTTTATGTTATTTGACCGAAAAATAACTATTTCCTGCGGGTCAAGCAGAAAAGCGACTTTGTGGAAAGCACAGACACTTATGCTGTCGGAACTGTGGGAGAAATTGAAAATCCCGGCAAGAAGCACGGAAACGCTTGCTGATTATATGAATATGAAAAAGGCTCAGCAGGATGATCTTAAAGATGTCGGCGGATATGTTGGCGGTACTCTTAACGGAACCAGGCGTAAGGCAAATAACGTTATTGGCAGAGACATAGTTACCCTCGACCTTGACAGTATTCCGGCAGGATATAAAGATGATATTCTGCGGAGAGTTGAAGCTCTCGGCTGCGGATACTGCGTTTACAGCACAAGAAAGCATCAGCCTTCCGCCCCGAGACTGCGTGTAATACTTCCACTTGATCGCGCTGTCACTGCCGATGAGTATGAGCCTATAGCACGAAAACTTGCTGAGTATATAGGTATCGAATTTGCTGATCCGTCTACTTTTGAAGCCTGCCGCTTAATGTACTGGCCGAGCTGTTGCTCAGACGGAGAATATGTGTATATAGTAGGCGATAAGCCTTTCACTTGCGCCGACGGTATTTTGGCCTTATATGCCGACTGGAGAGATGTCTCGACCTGGCCGAGCATACCGGGGCAGCAGGCTGTTAAGAAGCTGGCTGTAAAGCAGGGTGATCCTGATGCTAAGAATGGCGTTGTCGGCGCTTTCTGCCGTACTTACGATGTATATCGTGCAATGTCAGAATTGTTACCGGGAATATACGAGTCGGTTGATGATTCTTCAGAACGTTTCACCTATCTTGGCGGATCAACCACCGGCGGCGCTGTTGTCTACGAAAACGGCAAGTATTTATACAGCCATCATGCTACAGATCCGTGCAGCGGCAGGCTTGTAAATGCTTTCGACCTTGTACGGCTGCACAAGTTTGCGGATAAAGATGACGAGGCTTCAATAGGTACTCCGACAAACAGACTGCCTTCATTCAGTGCAATGTGCGAATTTGCGTGCGGAATAAATGAAGTTTCGGCACTGCTCAGTAAAGAACGGTATGATTCGGCGGTAAAAGATTTTGAGAATGTAAGCGGTACAGCTGATTGTGTTGAAGATGAAAACTGGATGCAGTTGCTTGAGAAAAGCACGCAGACGGGCGCAATACGCTCTACTATAGATAATGTGAAAATAATACTTGAGCACGATCCTTTGCTTAAAGGAAAGTTTGCTTTGAATGAATTTGCAGGCAGGGGCGAGGTGCTGGCGGCGTTACCGTGGGATAAGAACAATAAACGCAGGCTGTGGGACGATAACGATATAGCAGGGCTGTATTGGTATCTCGAACGTGTATATAAAATTACCGGCAACGGAAAGATAGACGGGGCGTTATCGCTCCATTCACACGCACACGCATTCAATCTTGTAAAAAACTATCTTACGGGGCTTAACGGTAAATGGGACGGAGTGCCCCGTCTTGATACGGTTTTCATTGATTATCTGGGTGCGCAGGATAACCCGTACAACAGGGCTGTTACCCGTAAGGCATTCACGGCCGCTGTTGCCAGAGCAATGGCGCCCGGTTGTAAGTTTGATAATATGCTTATCCTGACAGGTTCTCAGGGCATAGGAAAATCAACTTTACTTGATAAAATGAGCCGAGGGTGGTTCAATGACAGCATAAGGACGTTTGAGGGCAAAGAAGCAAGCGAGCTTCTTCAGGGCGTATGGCTCGTTGAAATAAGCGAGCTTGACGCATTCAGACAGTCAGATGTAAGCAGAATCAAGCAATTTCTCAGCTTACGGGCAGACCGCTTTCGAGCGGCTTACGGAAGAAATGTCAAGGAACTGCCCAGGTCGTGCGTGTTCTTCGGTACTACCAATAATACTGAGTTCTTACGGGATACAACAGGAAACCGCCGCTTCTGGCCTGTTGATACAGGAGAACAAAAGGCTGTGAAGAGCGTATGGCACGATCTTGATAACGAAATAGACATGTTATGGGCGGAGGCTCTGGTGAGATGGCAAGGTGGGGAGCCATTGTATCTCAGCGGTGAAATAGAAAGCGTCGCTAAGGACAAGCAGGAAGAACACAGAGAAGTATCAAGCAGAGAAAGTATAGTGCGTGCTTTCGTAGAAAAACAGATACCGAGCGATTGGCAGAAGTGGCCGCTTGACCGTAGAAGAATGTACTGGGGCGGTGCAGTTACCGGTGCAGAAAATCTGATGCTTGTGGAGCGCAGAAGCGTATGTGCCGCTGAGATATGGTGTGAGGCTTTAGGCGGAAACATCAAAGATATGAAAAATACAGACACCCGTGAGCTTAATGCTATCGTAGCTATGATGCCCGAATGGAAAAGGACGGAAAATCCTATACGTCAAGGACCTTATGGCGTAGTCAGAGGATTCAGAAAAACGTAACAATTTGTCGTAACAAACACGAAACAAAATAGGTTTTCGGTCAAAAACGTTACAAACGTTTGTAACAATTTGTAACAATTAAAAAGCAATTGTTACGAGAATTGTTACGCTATAAACCGCAGGGTTAAGCGAAAAATCTTAAAATGTAACAATTACAACAATTATTCTATATAGAGTAGTGTAAATAGAGGATTAGAGGGTATATATACGTTCTAATCCGCCTGTATGCACACGCGTATAGGAAAAATGCTGAAATTGTTACAATCAAAAAGGAAAAAAGAGGAATTAAAATTGCTTGAAAGTAATATTGAAAAATATCTCGTATCCAGAATTAAGCAGTAATGCGATGGTATGGCACTGAAGTTTGTATCACCGGGGTTTAACGGGGTGCCTGACAGAATCATATTTCTTCCCGGAGGAAAAATAGTTCTGGCGGAGCTTAAAGCGCCGCAGAAAAAGCTGAGAGCCTTACAGACTTATGTCTGTGATCTTCTTGAAGCAACAGGCGTAAAAGTGTTCAGAGCGGTCGATTCAAAAGAAAAGGTTGATAATCTGATAGAGGAGCTGAAAAGAAATGGTATATAAACCGCATAATTATCAGGCATATTGCATTGACAGGATAGTAAAAGATCCTGCGATAGGCTTGTTTTTACGCCCCGGGCTTGGTAAAACCTCAATCACTCTGTCGGCGATAAACACTCTGAAATATTATCACTGGAGTATCGGCAAGGCACTTGTGGTGGCCCCGAAAAAAGTTGCCGAGGGTACCTGGAGTAAAGAGGCAGGCAAGTGGGATCACTTGAAGCATCTCAGAGTAGTTACGGTTCTTGGCTCTCTGGCCAAACGTGTACGAGCGCTTAATACCCCCGGTGATGTGTATGTTATCAATCGTGAGAACGTCCCCTGGCTTGTCGAGTATTACCGGCAGGACTGGCCGTTTGATATGGTTGTGCTTGACGAAAGTACAAGTTTCAAGAACAGCAGCAGTAAGCGGTTTAAAGCAATGAAACTTATACGTCCGCTGTGCAAAAAGGTTATACTGCTTACAGGAACACCTTCATCAAAGGGACTTATGGATCTGTGGGCGCAGATATATCTCCTTGATGAAGGGGCGAGGCTCGGAAAAAACATCACGCAGTTCAGAGAGCGTTATTTCATAGCAAATACGCACGGCGGGCATTTTACGGATTACAAACCTAAAGACGACGCAGAGCCTGCCGTACTGAAAGCCATAAGCGATATCTGCATCAGTATGAAAGCAGAGGATTATTTGGAGCTGCCGCAGTGTATCGAGCATGAAATCCCGGTTATACTTGACGATAAGGTCAAAAAGGAATACGCACAGTTCGAGAGAGATTTACTGCTTCAGATAGACGAAAACACGATAACAGCACAATCGGCAGGCGTGCTTACGGGAAAGCTGCTTCAGTTTTGCAGTGGGGCTATTTATGATAATGATCACAAAGTTGTCAAGCTTCACGATTGCAAGATAGACGCATATATGGAGTACATAGAACGCCTTAACGGAGAACCTTGCATAACCTTTTACGGATTTCAGCATGACAAGGAGCGTATTCTTCAGGCACTTGCAAAGACAAAGCTTAACGTGAGGGTATATAACGGACCTGATGACGAAGATCTGTGGAATGCAGGCAAGATTGATGTTTTGCTTGTACATCCGTCAAGCTGTGCCTACGGACTTAATCTCCAGGCAGGCGGACGGCATATTGTCTGGTTTACACCTAATTGGAGCTTTGAACTTAATGATCAGGGCAAGTGCCGGTTATGGCGTCAGGGCTCGCCGTACGATAAGGTTTATGTGGCATATCTGGTTGTTCAGGGCTGTGTTGACGAGGACGTTATGGCGGCTATAAAGGACAGAACCGATACACATGAGACAGTTATGAGAGTGCTTAAAGCGAGAATACAGAAGCTGAAAGGAGAAATTTAAATGAGTAGTTTTTACGAGTGCGAAATGAGACCCGGTTGCGTTGCCAGCCACAATAGGTATGGCAGTGTTACGCTTGTCACAGCTCTTGTGACGGAAGATTATCCTCATCTGTGGGCTGTAGAGGCAAGAGATGGTGAGTTAAAAATTGTGTGTGAGGATGATTTGTACGATTTCGGATACTATGGGGAGTGATAGAATGACAAAGCAGAAACTTAAAAATTACCGTTACACCTGCAAGTGTATCAAGCAGGAGGAAAAATGAAAGCTGTATTAAAATATCCCGGCGCAAAGTGGCGAATATCCGAATGGATTATCTCACATTTTCCCGAACACAAAGTATACTGCGAGCCGTTTTTCGGCAGCGGAGCAGTATTTTTCAACAAACCGCAAACCTACATAGAAACGATAAACGATATAGACGGGAATATCGTAAACCTTTTTAAGGTGTGCAGGGATAACCCGGAGGAACTCGCACGGCTAACAGAATTTACGCCGTTTGCCAGAGAAGAATTTGAGAATTGTTACGATAAATCGGATGATCCCATAGAACAAGCTCGGCGAACGCTCGTGCGGTATCATCAGTCTTTCGGAACGAGCAACAGCAGTAAAAAGTCGTGGAGAAATGTTCAGACCTACGGAGGGCCGAGAACAGCAACCATGTGGAACTATCTGCCCGGAAGAATATCGGAGATTTGTGCAAGGCTTAAAGAAGCACAGATTGAAAATATCGACGCAATAGAGTTAATACGGCGCTACAACGATGAAAATACGCTTTTATATTGCGATCCGCCCTATCTGCAGAGCCTTAGAAAGAAAAATATGTATTCATGCGAATTGTCGGAGGAGTACCACATAAATCTGCTGAGTGTACTTAAAGAAAGCAAGTCCAAAATCGTGTTGAGCGGGTACGATAGTCAGCTGTACAACTCAATGCTTTCAGGGTGGAATACCGATGAGAAGCAGACAACGGCTCAGATGGGTAAACATCGAGTAGAAAAAATATGGTTTAATTTTGAGGAGGTACAATGACCAAACAAGAACTTAAAGATTACCGCTACACCTGCAAGTGTATCAAGCAGCTTGAATCAGAGCTGAACGATGCGGCAGTAACCGACAGCACGCAAGGTTCGCAGAGCGAGTACCCCTATGTCAAACATAGCGTCACGATTTCCGGCGTTCCGGATAACGATACACACCTTGCCAAGAAAAGAAGACTGTCCGAACTTAAAGCACAAAAAGCAGAGGTGGAACGGTTTATTGATGACATCCCGGACGAGCAGACGAGAGATATGTTTAAGCTAAGGTACATCAAAGGGTATAAGTTATCGAAAACTGCCGTAGAAATCGGCGGTGATAATACACCGGACGGAGTAAGAATGAGAATAAATCGATATTTAGGTTAATGTTGTTCGTTTTGTTCGTTTTAAGGGTGTTATAATTTAAAATGACAAAATATAAATAAATTGTTAATCTATAACCGCTCCCTAACCGGAGCGGCTATTTTTTATACCAAATGAACGTAGGTGGTGATGTGGCTAATGAGAATAATTTAATCCCGTTTTCTGAACGAAGTGAGAGCGAAGTGAGAGAAATCAACTCAAAAGGCGGCAAGAAATCCGGAGAAATCCGCAGGAGAAAGGCGGCTATGAAGACCGCCATGAAACAGCTTCTTTCCTTACCAGTAAGCAATATTGAAACATGGAATAAGCTTTCTGAAATGGGTATCGAACCGGAGCAAATGGACAATCAGACTGCTTTGCTTGCGGCTGTTCTTGCAAAAGGAATCAAGACAGGGGATTTTAGGACTATGCAGGCTGTGGCCTCTCTCATCGGAGAAGATAACGAAGCAGAACGCTTAAAGCTCCAGAAAAAGCAGGTCACGCTCCAGGAGAAGAAACATGACGGAGCAGGTGGCGACGGTAAAATAACCGAGCTTATAGAGGGACTTAAAGATGATATACACGAATAAGCAACGCGAGCTCATGCGCAAATGGCAGCACGGGGAGCTTCGGCGAATAAACCTGCTCGAGGGTTCGGTATCAAGCGGAAAGACATGGATTTCACTTGTCTTGTGGGCGTTCTGGACTGCAACAATGCCGCAGGACAAGCTTTATCTGATGTGTGCTAAGTCCCTGACAACATTAAAGCGTAACTGCCTTATTCCACTTGAGGAACTTGTAGGTTCAAAGAATTTCACCTTCTCGGTTCCGGCGAAAGAAGGCTATTTGTTTGGAAGACACATACTGCTTGAGGGTGCAAACGACGCACGATCGGAAAGTAAAATCCGCGGTCTGTCATTGCAGGGCGCATATTGCGATGAGCTGACTCAGTTCCCGGAAGATTTCTTCGTAATGTTGCTGTCCAGACTTCGAGTACCTGCCGCAAAGCTTGTCGCGACTACTAACCCCGACAATCCTCACCACTGGCTGAAAGCAAATTATATTGACCGTGCGGATGAGCTTGATTTACTGGACGAAAAATTTCTCATAACCGATAACACTACGCTTGACCCCGATTATATCAGAAATGTTATGAAGGAATACACAGGCGTATTCTATGACCGCTTTATCCGCGGCGAATGGAAAGCAGCCGAAGGCGTTATTTACCGCAATTTTGCCGACAATTCCGAAAGGTTCATACTTGATGAGCCACCGTCGGATATCGTTTTCGGTACGATGGGTCTTGACTTCGGCGGAAACGGTTCTGCACACGCTGCCTGCCTTGTGGGAATTACACGCGGCTACCGAAATATCATAGTGCTGGATGAATATTATCGCAAGGAAGTTATAAGTCCGACAACGCTCGAAGACGATGTGTGCGGGTTTATTGCGAGATGCAAAGCTGAATGCAATACAGCCGATATTTTCTGCGACAGTGCTGAAACGACGCTCATAAGAGGTCTGAAAGTAGCGGTAGTGCAGAACAGAATCCCTGTCGAGGTCAGAAACGCGCGCAAAGGTGAGGTGCTTGACCGTATCCGTTTTTTCAGCAAGATGATGTCACAGGGACGGTTCTTTATTCTGCGGAGGTGTAAGCATACCATTGAAGCACTTTCCGAAGCCGTATGGGACAGCAGGTATAAGGAACACGATGTGCGCTTGGATGACGGAACTACCAATATAGATAGTCTTGACGCCCTGGAGTATTCCCTAGAGCCGTACATGAAGGAGATGATAGAAACTTGGACATTAACGAAATAGCGCACAAATTCGGCGTTTCCGTAAACGGGAGCGCCTATTATTCTGACTGTATTTCCGAGTGGCGGAACATTTACGAGGGCAACCCAAAATGGAAAACTGCCAAAAAAGGCGGACTGTTTAGCCGCGGCGACAGAGAGTTGCTTCGGTTAAATATGGCAAAGGTGCTGTGTGACAGTCTTTCCGCGCTGACCTTTTCGGAGCAGTGCGAAATAGTTCTTGATAACGAAGATTATCAGAAATATGTCGATAGTGCTTTGAACTCTAACGGCTTCTGGAAGCAACTGCCTGAGCTCTTGTGCCATGCTTACGCAATGGGCGGGTGCGTACTTAAATGTTATCTTGAAAACGGCAATCCGAAAATTGATTACATAATTGCCGACAGATTTATACCGACCATATATAACGGCAGAGGTATAAACGAAGGAATATTCATCAGTACGACCTCCAGTGAAAAAGATTTCTATCATCTACTGGAATATCACGGCAGCGCACGTTCTGATTTTAAACTGTTCAAAAGCTCTTGTGCCGATACTTTAGGCACAATGGTGGAGTTGTCCGCATTATATCCGGATTTATCCCCGACCGTGCATTACCTTGATAGCACGCCAATGTTTGCGTATTTCAGACCGTTTGTCAGCAATAACAAGGAGTACGATACACCTCTCGGTATGTCCGTATTTGCAAACGCTCTCGATACACTCATGTCGCTTGATACGATATTTGACAGCTTCCTGCGAGAGTTTGTTCTCGGAAAAAAGCGAATTATTGTGCCGTCAAGCTGTATCCGAACAATAGTAGACCCGCAGACGGGCGAGCAGCTTCGGTATTTCGATAGCGACGATGAGGCGTTTGTCGCTTTAAAGAATGAGGACGAAAAAGACGTAAAAATTACTGACAATACTGTCGAACTTCGGGTTGAGCAGCACGTCAGCGCAATTAACGCATACCTGAATATCTTGTGTATGCAGACAGGACTTTCGGCGGGAACATTCAGCTTTGATGTCCAGCAGGGCATGAAAACTGCAACAGAGATTATTTCTCAGGAAAGCAAGACAGCACGAACGGTAAAGAACAATAAAAATCTGCTTGCCGAAACAATCGAGGGAATTGTCAGAGCACTCATCATTTTAGGGCAGATGTCCGGAACGCTGACACCGGCAAGCTACTCCGTAACTGTCGGCTGGAATGACAACATCATCATAGACGATAACACTCTGATAGATAACAACATCAAGCTTGTTTCGGCGGGTCTTAAATCAAAAGTAAAAGCAATTATGGAAGTGCAGAAATGTGACGAGGAAACCGCAAAGCGTGAGCTTGAGCGCATAGCACGGGAAAGTCCGGTCGGGGGTGGTATGATGGATTTCTTCGGAGGTGATACGGGTGACGGCTCTTGAGGCCCTTAACCTTGCCTCACCTATTGCCGAGACATATATCAGCGTAGAGAGGCGTTTGCTTTTGTCTATAGCTCGTCAGCTCTCCCTTAACGATAATCACGAGATGAACGAGGTCAGCAAGTGGCAGATAAAGCAGCTTGCACAGCTCGGAATGCTCCGAAAGGACGCGGCAAAGATAATCGCCGACAGCACAAAGGACGTGCCCGATAATTTTGCAGATGTCGTCCGGCAGGCAATAACGTCCGCACTTGCAGAGGACGGTCTTACCGATATGTGGCAAAGCTCTCGCTTTGCCGAGAGTGCCAAAAACGCCGTAAAGCACTACCGCAATCAGGCAAAGGACGTCTATAATCAGGTCAATACCGTAATGAAGTATAAGGCAGAAAGCTCATTTGTGAATGCGGTAAATTCAGTTGCGGGCAAGTGGTCGACGGAAATGCGTAGAAAACAATCAGAAATAGCAGATAAGCAAAGTTTTATTGATATACTGGACAGTAATACTGCGTCGGTTGTAAGCGGCATAGAGTCTCGCACAAAAGCAGTACGCACAACCATACACGAAATGGCGGAGAAGGGCATACCCGCTTTTATTGACAGTGCAGGTCGTGAATGGAGTCCGGAGGCTTATATCAACATGGACATTCGTGCTACAGTCAAGAATACGGCGCTGGATACAACGTTTTCGGTTATGGACGATCTGGGGCAGGACGTATTTGAGGTGAGCTCCCACCCCGGAAGCCGTCCGAAGTGCAGACCGTGGCAGGGCAAGCTTATAAGTCGTTCAGGCAAAACAACCGAAATAACCGACCTGCGCGGTAAAAAGCATAAGGTCATACCGCTGTCAGAGACATCTTTCGGCGAGCCGGACGGACTTTTCGGTATAAACTGTGGGCATCGTCTTAAGGGTGTTTCTGACGGTCTTTTCCGCAAGTCCGATACCGCTTATAATGACGCAGAAGATAAGGAGCTTTATAACAAGGTATGCAAGCAGCGTGAGCTTGAGCGCCAAGTGCGCAGAAGCAAGACCGAGGCGGATATGCTTGAAGCCGCAGGCGATATTGAGGGTGCAAAGGAAGTCCGACGGAAAATGTCACAGCAGAATAAGGTGCTCAAGGATTACTGCGAGGATAACGGATTGAAGTATCGGACGGACAGGGTTAGGACTTATGGAAGCGTGAAGCCCGCGCCAAAGCACATGAGCGCAGTCGGGAACACATGGACAGGCGCAGAGCCTACCGCGCATACAGCGGCAGAGCTTGCCAAACTGAACCGTTACGCCGCCGATAAGGGGGTAAAGCTGTACAACCGTAAGCCGTTCGACGGCGACGCGGAACTGCTGAAATTCCAGATAGATACTGTCGCAGACCTGCGGGAAGAATTCAACATCAAGGAGCCTTTGCAGCTTGGCTGGAAGCGCATGGACCCGGACGATTTCGGCGAAACATCTTCCAATCACCAACAGGTATGGATAAACGAACTGGCGCTCAGAAAAAGAGCCGTCACCGAAAAAAATCTCACCGCAGACAAGTATCTTGCAGCCGATACCGCCGAGGGCATAGCCGCTCATGAGATGGGACATGTTATTTCCGGCAAGATACGCAACGGCAAATCCGGTCTTGACATCTACAAAGAAACGGTGTATAATGTAAGTGGAAAAAGAATATCGGACAAAGAAGCGTTATCTCTTTTGATAGAAAATGTGTCTGAGTATTCTGCTGCGGTTACACCAAAAGCTAATGGTGTTAATGTCTGCAACGAAATCATTCCTGAAATACTGTCGGTCAATTACACGAAGCCAAACAAGTATTCAAAGGAGTTCGTCAGACTATTGAAGGAGGCGTGCGGATTATGACAAAGCTTGATTTTTTTTGGTCTGAAGACAAGAGATACTGGCATTACGATGACAACCTTAATGTCATTATTCACGATGACGCTCCGAAAGAGGTAAAGGAAAGCTACGAACGCTACCTCAAACAGGCAGAAGCCGCTCGCAAGCGCGGTACACTGTAATGTAATAAGCTAAGCGCCCTGCACCAAACAGGGTGCTTTTTCAATCAAATAACTAAGCGCTCTTCGGGGCGCTTTTTTCTATGCCTGAAAGGAGTTTGCGCAATGAGTTATATTGACCCTGAATACTACAACGCGGAGAAGCTTACAGAAGCCCAGAGAGCTGAGATCGGGGTACTGGCGCGATATGTTCAGGAACGCTGTCGAAAGCGTTCTTGCTGATATGGATGGCGATACAATTCTTGAAAAAATGGAAAAGGAAATCGCCGAAAAAGTCACGGCAAACTTACTTGAATATATCGAAAGCGATATTTCTATGCTTGTCGTTTCAATGATCGATGGCGCGGAATAGATCATGCGCTTTTTTGCCCGAAACACGCTCACGGCGATAAACTGTGCGTGGAATCAGCCGACAGGCTATAAACGGAGGTAACAACAATGGCAGACGAACAGAACACCAAGACCACACAAGAGCAAGGCGGCGCTCAGACCGCCGGAGGTGATCCGAACACCACATCTACGCCCAACAGCGTGCAGGCGAGTGTCCCTGCTGGGGCGGAAAAAACATTTACGCAAAATGAAGTCAATGACCTTATAAAGGCTCGCCTTGAACGCGAACGCAAGGGACAGCCTACAAAGGATGAGCTTGCGGCGTTCCGCGACTGGCAGAACTCCCAGAAAACCGCTGAGCAGAAAGCCGCGGACCACCTCAGAGCCGCACAGGACGCACAGTCTGCGGCGGAGCAGAAAGCCGCCGATTACGAGGCTATGTTTGCCGCGATGAAGGCAGGCGTTTCGCCCGAAGCTGCAGAGGACGTCGTCGCTCTGGCAAAGCTCAAGGTCAGCGACACAATGCCTTTATCAAAAGCTATTGATGAGGTGCTTAAGAAGTATCCGCAGTTTACGGTCGGCACAGCTCCGGCAGCGACAACCGGAACTCGTACCTACAACGGCGGAAATAACAACATTTCCGGGGTTGAGAAGAGATTTCTCGAGAAAAACCCCGGTATCAAGATTTAGGAGGAATAATTCATGGCACATGAACATCAGGAGCGCTATTCCGCTTTAGTCCTTGCGAAAATGCGTGCAGAAAACATATTGAAGGACGGAGTTGTATTCAACAATGACTATGAGGGTGACCCGGTATCCGGCGCTGTAAAAGTCCCCGTGCGTGATGACGAGGTGTCTGTCGGCGACTATAACCGCAGCTCGGGCGGAGAGCTTACCGAAAGCTCTACCGTCTACAGACCTATCCTTATCAATCGCGAGAAGTATGTAAACGAGCTTATCGACGGCTACGATGCGGCGGCTGTGCCCGATAACCTTGTAGCTGACAGGCTGGACAGCGCAGGCTATTCTATGGCACGAACGCTTGATAACGACGGCGCGTCCGCCCTCATATCACAGGGTACGCACGTTAATCTGTCGGCAATATCTGCAAGCACAGTATACAGTGACGTTGTGGAAATCAGAAAGCTGATGAGTAAAGCTAACGTACCTAACGACGGCAGACGCTATCTGCTTGTTACTCCCGATACATACGCAGAAATGCTTAAAAGCGAGCAGTTTGTAAAGGCGTCAGACCTCGGAGCAGAGCTTATCCAGACCGGCGCACTCGGCAGAATGGCAGGCTTCACGGTGTATGAATGGAACGACAGCACTGCAAATCTTGCTATGATAGCAGGACACCCCAGATATGCTACCCGCATAAACGCATGGAAGGTACCTATTGCAATAAACGACCTCAAGGACGGTAAGCATATCGGCGCATCTGCGGTGCAGGGACGATCCGTATATGCACATGAGGTGCTGCGCAAGAACGCTATATATGCTGTGTTCTCTGCCGGTTCGCTTGCACTTTCACAGGGAGCACTGGCTTCCGGCAAGTGCAAGATAACTGTCACGGAAACAGCAACAGGTTCTTTCGTTTACCGTATAAACCCTGCTGAACGTGCAAAACTCGGCGAGGACTTCACCGCAATTGCTACCGGCAACGCATTCGCGTCAAACAGCACGCAGATTGCCTGCACCGCTGGAGATGTTATTGAGATAATCGACCTTGACAGCAGCAAGCAGTGCGTAAAGGTCGGATATGTGACTGTAGCATGATGACGGAGTATTATAAAAACGACTGGAGCGGGGATTTTGTCGGCTCAGACAATGAGCTGACCGTCCTGCTTTCCCGGGCGGAAATTGTCGTAAATAACGCAGTCATGCTGTCCGGGATTACGGTATCGACTGTACCCGAAGCATTAAAAAAACCAATGTATTCGGCAGTGTGCGCACAGGCTGACTTTATTGCAGAAAACGGCGGCTTATCTGCACTGTCGGAAAACAGCTCCGGCGGTTCGGTGTCACTCGGAAAATACAGCTATTCCGGCGGCTGTACGGAGAGCGGAGGGCCGCTGTGCGGCTTATGCCCACAGGCGGTGGCTATACTTGAGAGCACTGGATTACTTAATAGGGGAGTTATTGCAATATGAAGCCTATCCCGAAGAGCCTGCTGATACATACGGCAGTATTGTATGAAGTCACAGAAAATTCGTGGCAGGAACAGCAGGAAAACAAAATCGCAAAGCTCTCACGGGTACGATTTGAGCCGTGCCTTAAAGCAGTAGTAACTAATGACAACCGCTCTGTCACTCTGTCGGTGCTGTTTTATGATATAAGGAACAGCGCGCCATCGGTTGCGTTTGAGTGTGGTCAAATCGTTGAATTCGACAGTGAAAAGTACCGTATAGAAGCAATCGAAAAGCTGCACGACGGAAAACGTCTGCATCATCTGGAGATAGGATTATGTCGGTAAAGGTAAGCATAAATAAATCACAGGTTGCTATGAAAATACGCGACGCGGGTGAAAAAACAATCGGCATAGTCTCTCAGACCGTACTTGATGACTGCAACGAGTATGCGCCCGATGACCAAGACGGACTGGTCGACAGCTCTGCAATACACAGCGACTTGCTTAACGGCAAGCTTGTGTGGAAAACTCCGTTTGCCAGGTATTTATATCACGGCGTGCTGATGGTTGACGAAAAAACAGGCTCGGCATGGGCTCGTGAGGGTCAGACGAAAGTTAAGGCATCTCCCGAAGTTAAGCTGAAATTTGACAAGCTTAAGCACCCGAAAGCAGGTTCGCATTGGTGTGAACGTGCAAAGGCAGATCATGGCAAAGAGTGGAGAGAAATCTACGAAAAAGTATTAAGACAGGGGCTGAACAAATGACATCACAGGAAACAGCAGTTGAACAGTTTAAGTATTTTGCACAGAATGAAACGTCTGAAAAAATAACTTTCGGACTGTTGCCGGCTTCCGGTGGAATTGTGCTCCAGGTTATTACAGACGGTAGAGAGTTTACATCTCTTAGCCTGCAGAACAGGCGAGCAGTAATACTGCTTAACATATTGGCAAAATACAAAAGCCAGAGCACGGCATACAGCCAGTTGTGCAAAATAGCTAATTCCTGCGTGACAGCAAAGTTCAGTGCTCCTGTTGTCAATGCTGACGCACGAAGCGGACCTGCCTTTGTAGGCAAGGACGGTGATTACTGGATATATTCCATGACCGTCGATATAAGAATAGAAATTTAACACAGAAAGGAAACCATAAAAATGCCAGAACAGATTTTACCTAAAGTAGCCAAGACAGAGCTTAACAGCGAAATCAAGGCTGAAATCAATACCACCCCTACGGGTGAAACCGCGACATACGCAGATATGCGCAATGCGTTTAAGAACATCGGCATGGCAATAAACGAAAACGTGTATACAGCAACTTATCTTGCTGACGGCGGCTTCGGCAGCTCGACAGTGGTAGGTGCCGCGCCTGCGATAACCGTAACAGGCGACTTTATCAAGGGTGACCCTGTTTGCGAGTATCTTGACACAATCCAGTACGAAATCGGCTCAAAGCGCGTAACAGATATCAAGCTGACACGCAACGGCAAGGTAATCAGTTGCCCCGTAACTCTGACCGGTATTGCTATATCCGGCGGCGAGAGTACGGCACCGAACGCAGTGTCGGTAACCATTGCATTTAACGGCAAGCCGAAGGTGGCACAGGAAGCGGTTAGCTCGTAATTTAATCAATTGACTTTTTGTTTTGATTGTGATAATATATATTTATCAGCAATGCTGAAAAACAAAACGAAAGGTATTATAAAAATGAAAGCGAAAGTTACATTATCAGCTTTGCTTATATCAGCTGCAACTCTTTTAACGGGATGTGGTGGCAGTCAGACAGCCGATATAAGTAGCAGCGCTCAGCCTGAGAATAGTATATCTCAAGCTGTAACAAGTGGCGTATCATCAGAACCCGAAAAGTCAAGCGATGAAAATGCAAGCAACAGTTCCGAAGCAAGCTCGCCGTATGAAAAGTATCTTCTACAAATGGTTGATGCGGTTGGCGGTGTTGATTACAGCTTTTCTCAATCAGACGCATCTGGAGACATTACTATTAAGGTATCGCTTAATGAGTCATTCGACAGAGAAAACGGCGGCTCTTCAAAATACATGGAACTGAAGAAAAACGCCAGCAGTATACAAGCTTCATATAACACATTAGGATTTCAAAGTGTGTTATACATAACTTTTTCGTACAACAGCGAAAAATATTTGTTTACCGGTTATCCAAACTTTACTTTTGACGAAAAGTTTGAAAACTGTTAAACCCAAAAATTCTAAATCAGAGCATATCCGCAGATGGATATGCTCTGTTTTTATTGCAGAAAGGACAAAGATGATATGGCATATCAGGTAACACGGAGCAAACGAATAACCGAAACCCTCGAGCTGACTGATGAGAAAGGTAACGTAGTCGAGAGTATCAATGTAAACCTTGACGCAGATGCCGTCTGCACAGCTTTCCGAAAGAAACAGACGGAAGTAATTGATGCGGAAAGACGTCTTAAAGAAATAAGAAAAAACGGCGGTGAAACAGATCTTGAATGCGCTTATGAGGCATATGGTAACGCTGTAATCGCAATATTCGAGCTGATATTCGGCGAAGAAGGTACAAAAAAGTTGCTTGAATTTTTCGAGGACAATTACATTGAAATGGGTATACAGGTAGTGCCGTTTATCAATGCTGTTATCGTGCCGAAAATAAATGAAACGCTTCGTAATCGTAAGGCTCAGATCAGAGCGTTACACAAGTACCGCTAATGAGTATATATTCATTGTCACAGCCATGCCCCCGCAGTATAGAAGTCGGGGGCATTTGTTATACGTTAAATTTGAGTTTTGACCGTGTTTTATCGGCATTTGAGATACTCAGCAAAAACGAGCTTGATGACATAGATTTGTTTGATATTATCTTTGATTGGCTTGTAGTAGCTCCGAAAGTAAGAAAGCTTGCGGCAAGAGCCGAAGTTGTCAAAGAGATTTTTGACAAGCTTATCAATTTTGATAAAAATACCTCTGACACGGAAGCAGAAACGATAAGCTTTGAGCAAGACGCACCGTTTATCTATGCGGCATTCAGACAAGCATATGGCATCGACTTATTCAAAGAACAAGGAAAGCTACAGTGGTGGGAATTTGTTTCCCTTCTAGGAGCTTTGCCTTCCGATACACGACTGTGTGATATTATCGACATACGCACACGCCCTGTCCCTGTACCTAACGGTAAAAATCAGGAACAGATATCGGCACTGTTAAAACTCAAAGCACAGTATGCGATTAAAAATCCCGTAAACAAACAATCGGCGAAAGACGGTTGGGAACGGTTATGGGGTATTCTCGAAAAACAGGCAGAAGAGAGGTGAGATTATGCCGGAAAGCGACGGAAGAGTAGAATTTGAAGTCCGTGCGGACTTAAGTAAAATAGACGCTGATATGGCGGAAGCCGGAAAAAAGGTTTCCGAAGCGGCTCAAAAAGGCGCAAAAAAACAGGAAGAAGTCGTTGAAAAGGCGCAGGAAAACATTTCGCAGGCTGTGAAAAAAGCAAACGATGAAATAGAGAACGACAATTCCAAGACGCAGAAGAATATAACAGACACAGCAAAGAAGCAGTCTGACAAAGTAGTGCAGACCGAAAAGAAAAACAAGGAAGCTGTAACGCAGACTGCAAAAAAAGAAGGCGACAAAGTAGTTGATAACTATAAAAAGGATACGCAAGAAATTATCAACAGTACCGATACACTTTCTTCAGAAGTCGAAAAGAAAACTTCCGGCATAGGCTCAAAAATCGGCACAGGTCTTAAAGGCGTCGGAAAAGGCATCGGCGTTGCAATCGGTGCAGGTCTTGCCGCCGCCGGAG